GGTTATTGAATAATCCCGCCCCGCCGTCAACAAACTCCGCTAAATACTCCTGCCTGAAAACGTGTTCTGGTAGGGTTGCCCTTGCATCATCTATTTCTTTTGGGTCAATGATTGGGTTATCGTACGAAGTCATTGTGAATGACTTGTACTGCGGATTAACCCCGTCTAATTGGTGTAATTCCCAAAAATGGTTCTTGCCTTTCGGTGTTGAAATCAACAAAACCTTTTTGCCTTTCACTAACACGGTCGCGCGTAACACCTCAGTCCACGCCTCCGAATCCATGAACGCGAACTCGTCACAAATCAGGTAATCAAAAGTGAATCCGCGAATGTTATCGTAACGTTCTGCCGAAAAGTATTGAATGGTTGACCCCGACGCAAGCGTAAATGTTAAGTCTGTTTTGTTCTTGTGCAGGAACACGCCTTGCGTATGTTCAAACGCAGCCTCAACGTCCTCGAATACTTTCTTTGCCTGTTTATAGACCGGAGAAACCCAACCGATCTTACAACCCGCGTCGTTGAATCCCCAAAATAGTTTTTGATTCGTTGCCAGTAACGACTTACCGAACTGTCTCCCGATATTCAACACGTAATACTTACACGATCCGTTATTGATCGCGTCATGAATTATCTGTTGGTTCTTATGGGGCTTATACAGTTCAACGTTCATTCATCTTTTTTATCAGCCGTCCCGAACTTAGCAGTAACAGTCTCAATTTTCTGATGCTGTGTAGACTCATCCGTATAGCCCCCATGATTGCGTAACCAGAACTGTGACCCCATGTACGTCCCACCCCAATAAAGCTTCTGCACGTTCCAATCTGTGACGAATAGCCGATACTTAGTCATGACGTAAGAAAATTCCGGAGTCCTTTTCTCATAATCGTACATACTTTGAACCGATGCAAAGCCTAAATATAGTGCCGCCCCTTCGATTGTGTAGATGCCTTTGTGCTTCTTACCTTTCTGATAATCAGCCCAGTCGATGTACTCCGCGATCTTTTCGTATAGCTTTTCGGGGTCGTCGTAAATTGGTGGTCGGCCAGAATTGTACCCGCCCAAAGAGAACAGGTTTCCTTTCGCGAAACGACCATTGGATTCGCGGCCAATAGTTTCACCATCCTCATCTTCCTTATCCCCTCGTGCCATTTTCGTATTCCGTTAAGTACAATTCAAATTGAGTTAGTAGTTCTACTTTGCAAGCGGAGCAATCGGATCTGGATTCTTCGCCCGTGTGTTCCATTTTGATCTGCCTACAAATCCACCACGCGTCTCCGTTCGATGTGCTGCCACCATTCGCAACGTGCCGTATTGTGTTGCGGTGCGGTGCTAGTCGGTTGTAGTCGGATTCGGACAGAATCATCGTATCACTTTCATTACCCCCGTACTCGTAACCGCTGCGACACAACCCATTACGAACGATTGTGGTATATTCATATTCAGTTCACTGTAAGACAAATATAGGCAAATCCAGAACGAAAGGCAAAGATGGCAGTCGAAAGGCTTTATTCTGCGGATTAGCTTGTCCCCTTTAATTGTTTTGATGTGCCATACCGGACGGATAAATCGTTTGATCGCATCGGGAATACCGGATAGTTCGGCAAAGGTTATCGCTACCGAGACGGATGAAATCAGGACAATTAGGTGGTGGAGGTATTCTAGCATTTTCTTAGTGTTTCGATTACGCCAGTTCCTTTGCATCCTGCACAATTTGAATACCAATTTGTAGGGTCGTTTGCTTCACGCGATTTGGCACACGCGGGGCATTTGATTTTTACCTTTACGGGTGACGGGATTAAATCTCCGTACAAATTAAATCCAGTTTCACATAGCCGATTTAGGTGGTGATAGTATTTGCCTCCGCTACCGTGTACGTGATAATTCCACTCACATAGAAGTTTATGCCACCACCACTTTATCGGTTTGCGTCCTTTTGTTACTGGCGACCAACTCACAACTTCCCCTCCTTAATTAGTTCAACAATCCGTTCGACCTTCAAGCGTTTTCCGGTGCAATTCATTTCGTGCTTTCCTTTCGACGGTATCATTCCGACCCAATGTTTCAACTCGTCTTTGTCAATCAGGTATCGGTATGCGTCCTGAATTTCTATCGGTTCGTTGTTTGCTATTCGATGCCGGAAGTTATTCAATATCGTATTAGGGTTCGATCCCCAAACGATATTTCCGATCCTGAATATGCAATGATTGTCAAACGTTCGCTTAACAAGATTTTCCATATCCAACTTGTGCCGCGTGTATTCGTTGTCAGCGTAGTAAACGGATAGGGACGAAAAGTACACGAACATATTTGTGTCGCCACTCATTCTCCATATCCGATTCATTTCGTTATGCTTCTGCCGATCACTTATTGGTTCACGATTCGACAACCCCGCGCAAAAGAATGTGAACCCTTCGCGGTCGGTGATGGCAGTGGCTAAATCCCCTCTTCCGATTACCATAATATTTTTTTAAACAATAGCAAATCCTCCCACTTTCCCTCCTTTGAGTTCCATGCGCCTAATGGCTCTACTCCCCACGGTTCCCCGAAAATCTTTTTGTTTATATTAATACTTCGGACATTTGATGAATGGACAACCGCTGTTATGAATCTTGAGTTATACCTTTTTGCTAATTCTTTGACAGCGACCATTCCTCTACCCGCAGATATTGGCGTCTTTGAGTAGATAGATATCCTTAATTCGTTGTCACATTCTCTTATTATTTGAACTTTCAATAAAACACTTACACAATCGTTTGTTAAAACAAGTCCAGTCCAATCTGTTTTTGTTTCCTCAATATTGCAAATGTACTTTGAGGTAGACAAATACGGGTATATACTTTCGTCGTTATGACAATCTCGAATGAATGAGTCTATCTCTGACTGTGTTGCTATCCTTATCATTACTCAGTAGGCATTAAGTCCTTGCGCAGAAAAAGTACATCCCACCAATTGACTCCACAACCGTGACGCGGTTCTGCAACCTCATTAAAGATTTGATAGTGTTCTGAAAGTCTTTGTTTGATTGCCTCGAAATGTTTGGAGTGAAGTTCCGGCACTGTGTGATTATGGAACTCAACGCTGATCTGTTTCGGAATAGGCTTAAACGTTTCGCCTAGAATAATGTACTCCGCACCTTCGCAGTCCAGTTTCAGTACATCAACATTCGTTCCGGTTATCGCGTAAAGATCATCCATTGTAATTGTTTTACATGGAGTAAACGGGTGCGATTGGTCGGGGTCTATTTGTTGTAAGCAAGTTCCTTCGCCGTTTTCGTAGTACGCCTCTGTTCCGTTCTTGTCTGATATAGCTACGTTCAAATGTATTGACGCATTGACAGAATCCATGCCTGTAAATACTTTTGGGTCGGGATCAATAGCGTAGACCGTCTTGCCAACGAAGTGATTTGCAAATACAAATCCGCGACAACCAACGTCGATAATAACCCCGTCACTCAATAACTCAGGACAGAATGTATGCCCACCAACTTCTTTAAATACCATGTTCTTTTATGTTGTAATTATTTCGAATTTTATTCCGTCCGACGTTTCGTACTGTCCGTCAGGAAGTGGATAACCTGTTTTGATGTCAATAATATGCCTTGTCATTGGAAGAAACATTTTCTCTTTTCTAAATAAACTTTTGATCCATTTCATATCCCTAACTCTTTTCGTTTTTGTTCGATTTGATGTTGCCAGTAACTTGCCCTTGCTCTGATGGTGTCTTTCGTTGCTACCGACTTCGCTTGTTTGTCTAGCCATTCCTCTGTGATCAAATCGAAGTCAGGACAGAACACCATAGGTAAGTCTCGGAAGTGCTGCATTTGTTCGCAGTCCGTAACGATTGGAATAGAGCCCAACTGAATAGCCGCCCATTGTCTACTTGCATCCGCACCGCATCCGGCTAGTGCCATTGTAAATTCGTGGTCGTGAACGTTACGCGCAAACTCATCGGTCGGCATTTGCTTAACCGGATAGTCCAATTGATACACAAACGCAAACGGTTTCTTTTGCATTGCCGGAATAGATGCGTTACGATGTGGCGTGTCTTTGTTCGTGTTGTAGCAAACGAAAACACGTTTAGCAGTTGGTCGTTTCGGTTCTTGTGCAATCTGAATTACAATAGGATCAATGCCGTTTATTGAAGCATTGCCAAAAGGAATAGCCGTAACGTTACTGAATGTTCCTTTGCAGTCAACCGTGTAAACGTGCTTGACTGATTTAGGTTTTACCGCGTCGAACTCAGGTAAATATTGTCGGTCGTTTGTTCTGTGAATGATAATGTAGTTTCCGTTGCGGGGGAGGGATTGGAAAACCGATTCGATCAGATGACACATTCCTATAAAGATTATCCCCGACTGCGGAATATTCGTGTGATCTACTAATGGTTTGTTGAACTCCTTTGAGATTGCTTTGTAATATTCCCACACACCCGACTTTTCAGAACTGGAAACATCGTCGCTCCAAATGTGCGTACATAGTTCTATGAACGGGGCGTTGTGGATTTGATCGAGATGCAGTGGCTTCATTTTTCTAGTTGTTCTTTTATTAATTCATGAAATGCCATAACGCTCGGACTTCCTCCTTGAATACCATTTCCGTTTTGTTTCCACCAATCAGGAACAAGTTCAAATATATTTGTGGGAAGTTTCCATCCGTTCATTTTTTCTATTGCATCTTGCTTATCAATAACCGACTTGCATTCTCTTTTCATTTTGCGATAAAGATACCCACATAAGTATTTTATAACAAATCTTTCCCATTTTATTTTTCTGAAATAATCAGCACCTACATTCTTTGTTTTAAAAATGCGAAACGTCTCACGCTCCCTTTCACGGTCTGTTAACTCTGTTCGGTTTGATGCTCCAAAGCAAAGATACGTGTACCAGCTCCTGTCGGTTATTGCTTGCGCGATTGTCCCGCGCCCCTGAATGCTCATTCTTTATTCTCTCCGTTAGGGTATCTTGTTACGTCCAAATGAAAGTCAAGATACCAAGTTGTTCTTTTAAAATAGCAATTGTTTTTCTTTGAGAATACCCAGCCTATTAAAAAAGGCATGACGTACATTACAAAGATTAATGCTAATATAATTATGTCGAATATAATCATAGTAAATCCTTCCGTAACCACAATTGATCCCATATATTCGGGGAACATCCGTGTTTAGCTTCTAACACTTCGTCAATCATTACGTAATCCTTCATGAGCCTTTCTTTGCACGACGGATAACAACGGTCGTGCATTTCAGGTACACAATGTTTATGCCACTCAATTGTTATTTGACGTGGTATCGGCTCAAACGTTTCGCCCAGAATAATGTACTCAGCTCCTTCGCAGTCCAGTTTAAGCACATCTACGTTCTCCCCTGTGACCTTATAGAGGTCTTCCATTGTTATTGTCTGACACGGAATGAACGGGTGATTCTGATCGGGGTCGATTTGTTTGAGACACGTTGCTTCACCGTTTTCGTAGTAACCCGACTCACCTGCTTTATCGGAGATAGCTACGTTCATGTTGTGAAAGTTCAAAGCATTTGCCTTTGGGTCTTCAAATACTTTCGGGTCGGGGTCGATACAATACACTTGTTTGTCCGTGAAGTATTCGGCGAAGGAAAAACTTCTTGCCCCAATGTCAATGATAACTCCGTCACCCAATAATTCTGTGCAAATTGTATGCCCTTTTATCTCTTTGAATGTTATATTAGTTTCCATCTTATTTATTGTTTTTAAAATAGAAGTCCAAATCTTCTATGCTTGAAATAGTTCTTTGCTGGCATCCTGAATAAGTAAATACCTTATTTATGCTTCCATCTTCATTGAAATCAATGGTTATGTTTCGTGAAAATTCTTCACCCTCTAT